AGCAAACGAAGGTGAAACTCAATTCTTTAATGGTTATATAGATGAGTTTAGATCTTCTGATATTGCAAGATATACAGGTCTCTTTACACCTCCTACTTCACCATTTACGGTAGATGGAAATACTATTTCTTTACTTCATTTTGATGGTGCAAATGGTTCAACACAAATATTTAATGAAACACAAAATGCGTATAGCATTACAGGTACAGCTAATGTAGATGTAACCGGTGAAGCAATGACTGCAGAAGAAGGAACCGTGGATCCGGCTCCAGATGCAACAGTTACCGGTATTGGATTTAATGCTTCTTTAGCTGTAGGTACAGTTGTAGCAGGTAATGCAGATGTAACAGTTGTTGGAGAAGGTTTTGCGGCCGGTCTTGGAGTAGGTACTTTAGATGCTGTAACTTTTGCAGATGTAACAGGAATTGCATTATCAGCTAATTTAGGAAGTGTTATAACAACTGGAAATGCTAAAGTAATTCCTACAGGAATTGACTTGACAATGGCTGAAGGAACTATTAGAACTCTAATATGGAACCAAGTAAATACTGGTACAGCGCCATTGGATCCACCAGGTTGGCAAGAAGTTGACACCGCTGCATAAAAATTATAGATTGACATTGTTGATCAAAATTTATAAAAATAGATTAATTGGAGAATTTAAAATATGGCAAACTCAACATCAGCTAATTTAAAATTAACTGTACAAGCAACTGGAGAAAATTCAGGAACTTGGGGACAAATTACAAACACAAACTTATTAATTCTTGAACAAGCTATTGGTGGATATGATGAAGTTGGAGTTACTTCAGGTGCTGCATTAGCATTTACTAATGGTGCTATTTCAAATGGTAAAAATCAAGTTTTAAAATTAACTGGAACAATAGCAGGAAATGTAGATGTAACAATTCCTGATGGAATTGAAAAAACTTATATTGTTGAAAATGCTACAACAGGAGCTTTCACTGTAACTTTTAAAACTGTTTCAGGAAGTGGTTTTACTTTTGGAGCTACAGAAAAAAATAAAGCAATTTTATATTCAGACGGAACAAATGTAATTGAAGTAAATAATGATTTAGCAGGTTTAACTGTTGGAACAGATGTTCAAGCTTATTCTGCTGAACTTGCTGCAATTTCAGCTTTGGCTACTACTGATAGTAATTTTATTGTTGCTAACGGATCTACTTGGGTTGCAGAAAACGGATCAACTGCTAGAGATTCTTTAGATTTAGGAACATCTGATGATGTTCAATTTAATTCATTTGGAGTTGGTACAGGTGCGTCAGCTACAACAGGTGAAATTAGAGCAACTAATGATGTTACTGCATTTTATTCTTCAGACATTGCACTTAAAGAAAATATTATAAATATTCCTGATCCATTAGAAGCACTTAAAAAATTAAATGGTGTTTTATTCGATTGGAAAAAAGATTACATTGATCAAAGAGGTGGCGAAGATGGATACTTTGTTAGAAAAAAAGATGTAGGTGTAATTGCACAGGAAGTAGAAAAAGTTTTACCTGAAGCTGTTGCACAAAGACCTGATGGTATCAAAGCTGTTAAATACGACAGATTAACATGTTTACTAATAGAGGCGGTAAAAAAACTTTCAGCTCAAGTAGAAAGTTTAACTAAAAAGGGGAGTTAGAAATGCCTGTCCCAGCAAATAATACTAGCCTTGACGACATTCAAACTGAATTTGGCGGAACTAATCCAATACAAATATCTGAATATTATTCAGGAGGTCCTTTAGTACCCGCAGGTGCACCTGCTCCAAATGGACCAATTCCAAGTTCAGGACAAATTTCAATAGGCCAATTTAGATGTTCAGAAGCTGCTGGTTTTGTTTCAGCAACAGGTGGTTGTATATCAACAGTTGGTGATTACAAAATTCATACTTTCACATCCCCAGGAACTTTTACGGTTACTAATGCAGGTAACCCTGTAGGTTCAGATACAGTAGATTATTTAGTTGTCGCTGGTGGCGGTGGCGGTGGCGGCCGAGGTGGCGGCGGAGAAGAAGGTGGCGGCGGCGGTGCCGGCGGCTACAGAGAATCTTCAGGTGCTGCTTCAGGTTGTTATTCAAGAAGTCCTTTAGGTTCTGGAGTTTCAGCTTTACCGGTTTCAGTAACAGGTTATCCAATCTCAGTCGGAGGCGGAGGAGCTGGTGGAAATAGTCCTGGTGCAGGTAGTAACGGAGGAACTTCTACTTTTCAAAGTATAACTTCTTCTGGCGGTGGCGGCGGCGGTGGATGTAGTCCAAGAAATGGAAATTCAGGAGGCTCTGGCGGCGGTGGAAATGGAGTTTTAAATGGATCAGGAGGAGGATCAGGTAACTCACCTCCAGTAAGTCCACCTCAAGGTAATAATGGTAATCCCGGAACACCTCCACCTAATAAAGGTGGTGGCGGCGGTGGTGCAACTGCAGCTGGTTCTAGCGCAAACGGCGGAAACGGTGGTACATCATCAATTAATAATTCACCTACAGCTAGAGCAGGTGGTGGAGCAGGTAGACCTGGCGGTTCTGGAGGAGCTGGTGGAGGAGCACCTGGGCCAAGCTCACCTGGCGGCGGCAGTGCTGGCGGAACTAATACCGGTGGCGGTGGATCAGGAGCACTATTTGGTGGAAATGGTGGCGCTGGTGGAAGCGGAATAGTTATTATAAGGTACAAATTTCAATAGAGGATAAGTATGGCACATTTTGCAAAAATATCAGAAAATAATGAAGTGTTAGATGTATTAACATTAGATAATCAAAATATGTTAGATGCTAATCAAACAGAACAAGAAACATTGGGTCAACAATATTTAGAACAACATAATAATTGGCCAGCTAATTTATGGATTCAAACTTCTTACAACACGGCTCAAGGACAACATAAAACAGGTGGAACTCCGTTTAGAGGAAACTACGCAGGTATAGGTTATACTTGGGATGCAGCTAATCAAATCTTCTGGCCCAAAAAACCATATGCTTCATGGGTAAAACATAATGCATCTGCATCTTGGAAATCTCCAATTGGTGATGCTCCAGCATTGACACAAGAACAACAAGATCAAAATACAGCTAAAACACATGAATGGGGTTATGTTTGGAATGAAGATAACCAAACATGGGATTTAGTTAATAATCTGTCCGGTATCTAAAAAGTTATCAACATAGGTTTACAAATATATTTTTTAGTATATATACATGTAATAAAGTTATAATTACATGATAGAAAAAATTACATTATCCGAACAGTTTATAATTACTGGTGATGTTTCAATGCCTAAAGGTTTTGAAATAAATAGTGAAAAATTTCGTGCAGATATTTTAGAATCATTTATTAAAAAAGAAGAATTTTCTTTTTCGAAGAATTTTGATTTATTAAATACATATATTAGAGATCACATTAGAGCTAAATATAATATTAATTTAATAAATAAAAAAACTTGGGGAAATGCTTTTACGTCAAAAATAACTGAGCCATTATTAGAAGTTGATCCAGTTGATTTAAGAAATTCTCCCGACTACATATTACTATATGGTGTTGATGTAGATAAATGTCATGTAAGAATATATTATGATGATAATAGACGTAAAGGAAGAAGTTGGGATATAGAACTTAAAAATAATAAATTTATTTTATTTCCTTCAACCAACTTATATACAATTAGAAATAATCAAAACAAAACTTTAAATTATATTCAATTTATAAGTTATGAATTTATCTAATTATTACTACTATTATACTTCAGCCATTCCACCTAGAATATGCGATGATATTATAAGATATGGTTTGTCTTTAAAAGAAACCACAGGTTTAACAGGTGGCTATCAAAAAAGTGAAAAGACAGAAGAGTCAAAAAAACAATTAAAACAAAAAAGAAATTCAGATGTAGTTTGGTTAAAAGATAATTGGATTTACAAAGAAATAGCTCCTTATATTAGTAGAGCAAATCAAGATGCGGGTTGGAATTTTGATCTAGCTCAACCAGAAGTATGTCAGTTTACAAAATATAAATTAAATCAATATTATGATTGGCATTCTGATAGTTGGAAAGAACCATACAATATGGAAGATAAAAATGATCCACAACACAACAAAATTAGAAAATTATCTTTAACCTGTCAATTAACAGATGGCTCTGAATATACAGGAGGTGAATTAGAATTTGATTTTAGAGATTATGATCCACACATGAGAGATGAACTTCAACATCTCAGAGAATGTAAAGAAATTTTACCTAAAGGATCAATTATTGTATTTCCATCATTTGTATGGCATAGGGTAAAACCTGTAACTTCAGGCACAAGATATAGTTTAGTTATTTGGAATTTAGGACATCCATTTAGATAGTATGAAATTTGTAGAATATTTTAAAACACCAATATGGGTTGATGACAAACCTGAATTTATAAATTCTTTAAATAAAGCTTCAGATAAATATATAAAAACTGCTAAAAATGAAAATATAGAACATATAGAAAAAAATGGAGATTTTGGAATAGCACATCATTCAACAGCTTTAACATTAGATAATGATTTTTTAGATTTTAGAAATTTTGTTGGTAAAAAATCTTGGGAGTTTTTAGATTGGCAAGGTTTTGATATGAAGTTATATACTACATTTTTTAGTGAACTATGGGTACAAGAGTTTTCAAAAAAAGGTGGTGGTCACCACTCTGCTCACATACATTGGAATCAACATGTATCAGGTTTTTATTTTTTAAAATGTTCAGATAAAACATCTTACCCAATATTTCATGAACCAAGAACAGGTGCTAGATCTACAAAATTAAAAATGAAAACTGATGATGGTATATTTTATGGAACTGAATTAATACATTTTAAACCTAAACCGGGAACACTTATTATATTTCCAGGTTATTTAGAACATGAATTTGCTGTGGATTATGGTTATGAACCATTTAGATTCATACATTGGAATATACAAGCTATACCTAAGGAGATGTCAAAAAATGTTATTTAAAAAAAATAAATACACAATAATTAGAAAAGCAATAAACAAAGATTTAGCAACATTTATAGCTAATTATTTTTTAATGAAAAGACAGGTTTATAATACCTGTATGCAAACTAGATATATATCACCATATGAAACAATTTTAGGTTTTTATGAACATGCAAATGATCAGATTCCAAACACTTATGGTCAATATTCTGATATTGCTATGGAAACATTAATGTTAAAATGCCAACCTAAAATGGAAAAGGTGACAGGATTAAAATTATATCCTGCATATACTTATGCAAGAATTTATAAAAAAGGAGACGAACTTAAAAGACATAAGGATAGATTTAGTTGTGAAATATCTACAACAATGAATTTAGGTGGTGATCCATGGTCAATATATCTAGAACCAAATTCAAAAAAAGGTGAAATGACAGAAGAAGGTTATGTACCTGGAAATACAAAAGGTGTAAAAGTTGATCTAAATCCAGGAGACATGTTAGTTTATTCTGGTTGTCAATTAGAGCATTGGAGAAAACCATTTGAAGGTGAAGAATGTGTACAAGTTTTTTTACATTATAATAATAGCGCAACACCTGGAGCAAAAGAAAACATGTTTGATGGACGTCCTCATCTAGGTCTTCCAAATTGGTTTATGAAAAGAAGTGATTAATGAAATCATTTTTAAATTATTTAACTGATAAAAGTTTTGCTACAGAAGAACAAAGAAAAAATGAAATCTGGGATGTTGAAGGAAGACTTAAAAATGGTAATCAAATTTTTAAATTTGATATTAGACCTTTAAAACCTGTAAAAAATAAATTAGAAAAAGTAGGGTATTTTATTTCTAAGGCAGATAAAATAGTATTTGAAGCTGAAAATGAGTGGATTTTATTTGATACAGAAGAATTACATGAATATATTAAATCAAAAAATAAACGAGATTTTAATATACAAGAGTTATTAGATAGTTTATCCTGGAATTTAATACTATCAAAAAAATAAAAAGCATATATAATGCACTAACTATGCTGCAAAAACTAAACTTTAAGCCAGGTTTTAACAAAATGATTACTGATTCAGGAGGCGAGTCTCAATGGGTCGATGGCGATTTTGTTAGATTTAGATATGGACTACCTGAAAAAATAGGTGGTTGGAATCAATTAACCACAGGTTATGAAACTTTACCAGGTGTAGCAAGAGCACAGCATGCATGGACTTCTTTAGCAGGTGAAAAGTATACTGCAATCGGTACTTCACAAGGTTTGTTTTTATATTATGGTGAAAACTTTTATGACATCACCCCTTTAGATACAGCAATCACTGGAGCTGACTTTGATGCAACAACCGGTTCACCAACAGTCACCGTAAATAAAACTTCACATGGATTACAAGATGGACGATATATAACTTTTTCTAGTGTTACTGTTCCAACTGGATCGGGATATGCATCAGGAGATTTTACAAACAATATTTTTGAAGTCTTAAATGCAACTGCAAATACATTTGAAATTACCATGCCTTCTAATTCAGCAGGCACTACTTCTGGAACTGGTTCAGCAGAAATATTACCTTATGTAATTGTTGGTCCAACATTTCAAACTGCGGGCTATGGTTGGGGCACAGATACTTGGAGTGCATCAACTTGGGGTACGGAACGTACAACTAGTGACGTGATTCTGGATCCAGGCATCTGGAGTTTAGATAACTTCGGTCAAATATTAGTTGCAACTATTAAAAATGGTAGAACATTTACTTGGGATGCAGGAGCATCAGGTGCAAGAGGAATTAGAGCAACGGTTATGACTGGTGCACCTACTGCATCAAGACTGACGCAAGTATCGGATAGAGATAGACACGTATTTCATTTTGGAACGGAAACAACTATTGGTGATTCATCAACACAAGATCCAATGTTTATAAGATTTTCAAATCAAGAAGACTTTAATACCTATGCTCCAACTGCAACGAATACTGCTGGAACATTTAGAGTTGATAAAGGAAATGAAATTGTAGGAGCGGTATCTGGTAAAGATTACACATTAGTATTAACCGATTCATCTGCTTATGTAATTCAATTCGTTGGTCCGCCATTTACATTTAGTGTTAAACAAGTTGGTACAAACTGTGGATTGATTGGTCAAAATGCATTGAGTTATTCTAATGGTGTTGTCTTTTGGATGTCAGGTGAAGGCGGATTTTTTATGTATGATGGTACAGTAAAAGCAATACCATGTTTAGTTGAAGACTTTGTATTTACAACTACAGGAGACAATTTAGGTATTAATTATGATGCAGGTCAAATTGTTTATTCAGAACATAATACTTTATATAATGAAGTAAATTGGTTTTATGCAAAATCAGGATCAGAACAAATTGATAGATGTGTTACATTTAACTATGGAGAAAACTGTTGGACAACTTCATCACTTGCTAGAACTAGCTATACAGATACAGGTGTATTTGATTTACCATATGCAACTGAATACAATAAAACAGCGGTACCTAATTTTCCAATACAAGGTATTACTGCAAAGTATGGAGCATCAACTTACTATGCTCATGAAACCGGAACCGATCAAATCAATTCATCAGGTACAACTTCTATTGATGCATATATTCAATCTGGAGACTTTGATATATCTGCTAGAATGGGTATTACAGGTCAAACTACAGGTATTGCTGACTTTAAAGGAGATGGTGAGTTTATTATGTCTATGAGTAGATTTATACCAGACTTTAAGGTATTGACCGGTAATTCAAAGATTACATTATTATTGAATAACTATCCAAGTGATACAGCATCAAGCTCACCATTAGGACCCTTTACAATCACAAGTTCTACTGATAAAGTAGATACACGTGCAAGAGGAAGACTTCTTGCGATCAAAATTGAAAACGACGCTATAGGTGAAACTTGGCGTTATGGAACATTAAGAGTAGATATAAAACCAGACGGTAGAAGATAATGGCTGAATATACACCTGTAAGTAAAGTAAATTATGATCTATTTAAACAAAATTATGATCCTAATTTACCTTACAATAAACAATCACAGACTATTCTACAAAAATATAATGAAGATTTATTTAATAAATATTCGGGTATTGCTAGTGAAGAACCAAAATTAGGTTTTTTTGATAAACTTGGTAGTGGTCTTGAAAATCTTTTTTCAGCTTACGGAGCTGAGATGCCACAGGTTCCTAATTTAAGTTATCAAAACATAACTCCAACTTTTGATTTAGGTACTGGTATAACTAATACATCAGCAGCTACAAATATGTATACACCTTTTATGTCTAATCAAGAAATGGTTAATAGAGATTTAGTTGATGAATTAATTCAAAAAAATCAACAAAAAATAGCTAGTGATTTTATTGATGTACAAGGTGATATTACAGATGTAGATTTACCATATTCAGGAATTGGAAGCATGAGATATTCGACTCCTAGAACTATAGCAGATCAAAATAGAGTTTTAGGTCAAACATTTACAGAAGAAGAACCAAGTGGTATTAAAAGTTTACTTCAAAAAGCAATTCGATTTGCAATGCCTGGACTTTCTTTTTTAGAAAACATAGCTGGTGGGGGTCAACCTTACGAACAATTTACAAAGGGTGGAACAATTAAAAATGGAATATATAGTATTGATGGTGTTAATGTACCGGTTAGTTCTTTTGGTGGTGACTTCTATAATCCAAATACAGGTTTAAATAGATTTGATCGAGCAAGAAACAGATTTAATGAAACTCGTAGTTTAAAAGATTTATTTGGTGCAAGTAGAACTTTAGCTGAGTTTAATAAC